GGCTCAGTTTGCTAACATTCCCCGAGCCGAGTAGGTGCACATCTAACATTCCCTCACTGAATCGCCCCGGCCGCGCCCACATTGAGGGGTATGGTGGGGTTTAGCCCGCGCGAGGCCCAGGGCGAACTTGAACGCTTTCGTCAACGCCGCTCCGAAAAAAACAACTACCATCGCCAGCAAGATCAATTCCATCATTACGGGTCAATCTGCGCTGCGTATGCTAACAATCCCCAATCAAGAAACGTATTTCAGTTCCTCGAACTGCTCGAAGATCGCCCTCGCTATCTTCTCGGGCAGCTTCGTTCCGTTGTCCAACGTGAACTTCTCATCATGCGAGATCGACTGGCCCTGCACCGCTGCACAGTAAGCCGACCATGCCCCCTCGATCCGCGTCCGCGCTACCACCATCACGTTCGGTCCCAAGCTGTACCTCGCTATCGTCGGACTCCACTTCTGCTCCTCAGTCTGTTCGCCCATTCTCTCACCCCCTCATAAAAAATTTTGGTGGGCCTGACACGCTCTTATCTAACACTCCCGCCTGGGTGTATGTCTAACATTCCCCGACACCGCTGACAGCATCTCCCGGGCGTGGCCCAGGAACACCGTCGCCTTCCTGAAGTTGTCCTCCGCCTTCACAAGTTCACGCTGAATCTCACGGATTTTGGCCTCCTTGACCACTTTCATCTAGTCCCCCTAGAAACCTCTCCTCCAAGAAACTCATAAGAGCCACACCACCTGGTTAATAATACGGAGGGAGCGGAGAGCATGTATTCCCCGCTTCGCTTACGCGCAGCCGTTCTCCTTCTCGCCGTCTGAATGAAGAACCTCCCCATCCATCCTGGCCGATCCTTCCGAAGCACCCTGTCAAAGAGCGCAGCAGACGACCAGGGCGAACTCATAGAGGGTGTTCTTATGACCACACGCAGTTTCCCTTTCAGGCTCGGAGCCAAGCACACACCCTCGGAAGCGCAGAAAGAGGATAACACGTCTAGGTGTGTATGTGTAGGTCAATCCAGAGAGAAAAAAAATAAAATTACTGAGACGCGGTTATAGGGTAAGCATAGAGCATGGAGTAAGGGACTCCTGCTCCGCTGGAGGATTCCGGGGATTCGACTCCTTTTTGACCCCTCCTTCCTTCCTTCTTTCTTCGGTCTGGTCTGGCCGGTCTGGTCTGGGTGGTGGTGGTCTGGTCTGGGTGGTCTGGTCTGGTGGACTGGCCGAGGGTGAACCGCCGACAAATATGCTCACCGCGTCACCGGCCAGTCCGTTTCGTTTGAGCGTGAACCATCCTATACTATCCCCTTGCCTACTTCGAGTAAACGCTGTCACGGCCATCCTCGACGCATCCATTCGTCAAATCGGTGTCCCGTAGACTCCTGACTACGGGACAGGTGTTTTCTGGGTTTTGACCCCTGTCTCTACTGGCTTGTGGGCTGCATATTCTCAAGGGTTTGCGGGACACCTTCGAGCGAAATCGAGCGGACAGGCTTCTGAGTGTTGACCATGGTCATACGATCATGGTAATATGAATATAAGAAAGGATAGGGAAATATGAAAACACCAAAAGACCCTCAAGTTTCAACTCTTCACTCCAAGCAAATCACCGAGGCAATCGAAGCCAAGGCAATCACTGAGGAGGAGATGGATATCTTCTCTCAGTACGCTCCACACCAAGTGGAGAGCCATTGGGATGCCATTGCCAACCACGTTTACACCATGGGATTAGGGGAATAGTTTCCCCCCCCTGGTTCGTGTTTTCCTCTACTTGGACACGGACCCGAGCGCAAGGTAGGGAGAAGGATAGGGAATCAATGTTTGACGAAAGCCTAGACAAAGAAATCGCAACCAAGGAAGTCTACTCCGTGGGTGGGGTCAGATTGACGGTCGGGATTTATCAGTACAACGGAAGCACACCCAAGGTCCAGATCAAAAGAGAACGCAACACCAAGAACGGTTCTTGGAAGTTTGCCAAGCTGGGCAGACTGACAGCCGACGAAGTGAGACAGATCACCACTGGCTTACAGTGGGCCTCTGAAACGCTGGACACAATGAACGGAGAAGGGAGCCAAGTATGAATCAGTACACAGTGACACCGGCAGAAATGAGGGAGAAGTTAGCCCCCATGTATCGTGACGCGATGGCAGTCCAAGACGCTTGCAATCTTTCGGGAGTCGTTTCCTCATTTGCTCGCCACATGCACACGCTATGCGAAATGGGATTCGACACGGACCAGAGGAACCGGCATCCGGTGTGCATCCTCTTCTCCAGCAAGATCGCCAGTCTGACAGGGAGCGAGTCACTGACTACATTCTCGGAAGCGTATGAACGTGCCACGGAAGTGAATGAAGGGAGCCAAGTATGAAGAAAGCACCAGCAGTCCAGTTTGCCAAGATCCCCAACAACATCATCGGTCGTTTATTCCTTTGGGTCTTGCGTCAATACATGAACACTGACCGCTACTCAATCGTGACCAGAGGAAGAAAGCCCAGACGTGTCCAGCGGTACACCTATGACGTGCCAAAGGCGAACGCGCAACAGTTGGGCCTCTACATCGTTGACCGATGGGAAAAGAAACAGAGAGAGAATAACTGGGCAATGGAAGGGAGCCGAGTATGATTCGAGCCAACTTTGTGAACGATCAACACATCACACCAGACGACAGGGACCACGATATTCTGACCGCTCGGGTCTACCAGTGGGACAAAAGAGAAGGCGCAAGGGTAGGGGATTATATCGAGTTTGCCGATGGTGTCACACACCGATTCTCACACGATTGGGGGAAGGAGGAAGGCATGGGAATACAGACCAGTCCCATCGGCGGTAGCTTCTACTTCGGTGACGGATACCTCAGTTACTCGGGTGGACTGGAGCCTTGCATCCAACACGATCAACTGAAAGACACCGGAGAGCAGCGGTTAGGATCGGTCTGGTTCTTCCACCGTGATTACCACACGGCCCACAATGGAATCAATGCGGTGATCCCTTGCAGAGTCTTCAAGACTTCGGCCAATAGCGACCACTGGAAGGGGGGAAGATAATGCACGTTATCCACCTACCAGCAAGCACCAAAACAGTGAGTGTCGGCCAGTACGTCAAAGCCTGGAAGGATTGCAAGGCTGCACCAGTTGGCACGGAATACGATCACGGCCTTGGGTCTTGGTATCCAGCGACACGCGAGGTAATCCTGCGCGAGTTTGAGGAAGGGATGCACGATAGGATCAACAAGAAGATCGAAGGCTATGGAGTCGGCAGGAAGTGGGACAGCGATTACCAGCGAGGTATGGCACACGCAGCGAGGGCTGTAAATACTCCGCGTCTGATAGTTCGGTATGTCCCTGCGGATCTTCTCAAACGGCTCGCGCATCGGATCTATAACGAGGAAGAATAACAGCGTGGCAACACCGCTTCGTGACTCCGTCGCGGGGGGGTGTGGCTGCACTAAAGCAGTCAGGAAGGGGATAGGATGAGAAAATTAAGCAAACGCGAACAACGTCAACGTCAGGCTTGGATGAGTCGGTTCGATACTCGAATGATCGAGCGAAGACCCGAGACAGCGGGAAGGCAGGATTGGGACACCGCTCTGTTTTACTACCTCCAAGGTGTGACACCGCTGGAGGCAGTCGAGCAGATATGCCAACCAAAACCGGAAGGGATCGAATAATGACACCGATTGTTGAAGTGAAGCTATGGAAGTATGACGCGATCATGGTCAACACGTCAGGCGGGAAGGATAGTCAGACCGCGTTAAGGGCTGTTGTCCAGTTGGCAAAGCGTCAGGGTTATCCATTGTCCCGCATAGAGGCAGCACACGCGGATCTTGATAAGGTCGAGTGGGAAGGCTGTCCAGAACTGGCGAGGGAACAAGCAGAGCATTATGGCGTGAGGTTTAGCGTGGTCCGACGAAGAACCAAAGACGGTGACGAGAGTACAAACCTATTGGACTACGTCAGACAGCGAGGAATGTGGCCGAGCAACACCGCACGATATTGCACCAGTGACTTTAAGAGAACGCCATGCAGCCGAGTGTTGACCGCGCTGGACAGGAAAGTACGAAGGGACAGGAGACACCACACCAAGATCCTGAACGTCTTCGGCTTCAGAGCGGAGGAGTCACCAGCACGGAAGAAGAAGCGAGTCTTTGAGAGGAACAAGAACGCGAGTACCAAGAGCCGCACGGTTTACAACTGGTTACCGATTCACAACTGGACGGAGGCTGAAGTCTGGGCAGATATCAAAGAGTCGGGAGTGCGACACCATCGAGCGTATGACATTGGAATGCCGAGGCTGTCTTGTTGCTTTTGCATCTTCGCACCAAAGGCAGCTTTGGTGATTGCGGGGAAGGATAAACCGGAGCTACTCCAAGAGTACGTCGATGTTGAACGGGAGATCGGTCACACGTTCAGGGTTAACCTGTCACTGGCCGAAGTTCAAAGAGCAGTACAGGAAGATGAGCAGCCAGACTTAGTCGCGCTAGACGGAGCCTGGAACATGTAGAAGGGAGGATATCAATGTATCCGTGACGCAATAACGCTCCGTGACTTGTCGCGGGGCGTGGTGGCTGCACGGAGTAGCCAAATGGCGGTAGACCGCCGGAAAGGATAGGGAAACCATGGGAACATCAACACAGCTTCCCACACTGGACCAAGCGAGGATGGACACCGGCCAACTGGCCGAGGCTGTCTTGTTTCGTCCGGGTCAAGGCCAGGGAGTACCGTTTTATCGCGGTTACTGGTGTCACGAGTGTGGCACTAACTTCAGGCCAGCAATCAAGGCGCAGCGAGTCTGCGTGTGTTGTGCAAGGACCGAAGTCTAGCATGGCAGAACCGCTCCCGCGACTTCGTCGCGGGGGTGTGTCGGCTGTACTAACCAGTCGGGAAAGGATAGGGAAATGATTCACTACCAAAGGAAGTACCAAGTTAAGAAGTACCTCACCGTTGACGACTTGACGGAGGCTCTGATTGAACGCACATGGACAGTGTCCAGTGGCTTCGAGTTGGAGGGTCTACTGTTTTTCAATGACGCGTTCAGTGAAGACGGAGCGCAAGAGTACGCAGTCTACCGCGACGGCCAGCAGATTGAGAGCATTACATTCAGTTGGTGCGATTACGACAAAGCCAAGGAGATCATCTTGGAACTGGTCGAAGGTACGCTCGATACCGGCGATATGTTTACCGGCAGGATTCAACCACAGTTCACCATAGTGGGGACCCTGTAATGACGAAGGGAAACTACGCGATCAAGGAAGTGTTTCTCACCGTCAGGGATAAGCCAGTGGTTCCAGTTGCCTTGGGGAAGTTCAAGGCAAGGGTGGTCAATAGTCAGGAAGTCTTCAGAGCATTTGTGTCCCTGAACGAGCGTGACGTTGAGCAGTTCATAGCTCTCCACCTGGATACAGGAAACGCTGTGCGCTCGATTCATGTGGTGTCCACTGGCATTGTCAATGCTTCCTTGGTTCATTGTCGGGAAGTCTTCCGCGCAGCGATCATCAACGGAGCCTCTAAGATCATCGTGCTACACAATCACCCGAGCGGATCCCCATCACCGAGCAAAGAGGACGTGAGCATTACCGAGAAACTGGTGAAGGCAGGGAAGATCATCGGTATCCCTGTTGTGGATCACATCATAGTGGGTGGGCCAACCTACTACAGTTTCGCTGATGAAGGGAGGCTCTAGTGGCACGGTACAACAAGAAGAAAGCCTACAAGCTGAGTGACGCGGAGAAACAGATGGCAAATGGGTATGTTGGATGCCCTATCAAGCGAACGCGGATTCAGGTCGCGTTGTGCGGAAAGATGCAAGCCGAGTGCCGAAAGAAGTGTGAGCAGATGAACATGGGGAATGGTTGCCCACACCTGGATTACACCGAGGCAACGGACGCATGGACCGATTACCAAAGAGCCAAGGAGGGCGCATGATTTACAGACCAACTGAAGGGACAGGGGGAAGGGTGAAGCTAGAAAACCCCTACCCCCGCAGCAATCTTCATCGTGATTGGGTGTGCTGGCAATGCGAGGAATCAACACCGGCTGAAGGGCCGACACTGGAGAATAAAGACGTTGACCAGTTCTTTAACGATCACAAGGAATGTGACAGGGACCCGTACATTGACGAGTATCCAGTGCATTAAGTGTGTGTATGGTCATACGATCATGGTACACTAACAGAAAAGGAGGATAGGGAATATGCCAAAGGCTACGTTTGAGATCCAAAAGCAACCTAAACCCACGAAAGAAATGCCCTGGACGTTTGCGATCCTGTGTGAGAACGACGAGTGTGACCCAAACCCTGACACATGGGTGGTCGCCAATGAAGATGGCGGGTACGTTCACGGAATCTGCACCGAGAAGGGGTTGGAACATGCCCACGATTGGGCCGTGTGGAACTACGGTTACCCCGGCTTCCGAGCGCACCTACCGGGGGAGCCTTGGGAGCCAGTATTTTGAAAGGAGGTAAGCAATAGCGAAAAGGCCAGGGGTAACCTTGGTCTTTGCTCCGTGAGTCAACCTAGTCGGAGCCTGACGAGCATGGTTGAGGAAAAAAAGGAGGATAGGAAATGGGTAAAGCAAAGGCCGTAACAGCGGAAGCATTGTTCAATGCTCCCGAGATCCAAACCGCACCGAAGCCGACGAAGGGTAAGGGCACAAACAGACTGGTGATTCCCTTCATTGACTTCGACCTCGTCGCTGCACTTGGCATAGTTGAGAAGGCTATCAAGTCTGTATCGGTACAGATGAAAGACGCGATCAAGGAACTGGCTACGGATGAGTTCGTAACGCAGATCCTTGCGACAGGGACCAAGCCTGACAGCTTCACCGCGAGGGGTGACTTGTCTACGGGTCTAGTGAGTCTCCGCAAACGTGGAAGCAATGCCAGACTGGACGAGGACGTTGCGCTCAAGCTGATCGAGAAGGGCATCCATGTTGACGAGATCGAAGCCGTACCGGAGCGGTTGGTTATCAATCCTGAAATTCTGAAGGACCAGAAGATCATCGGAGCGGTAGCCGAAGCAATCCAGAACCACCCGAAGCTGAAAGGCGTGACGGTGGTAATGAAGCAGACCGCCGAGAAGCACTACGCGGTGAGTGAGCAGACGCTCCCACAGTTGGCCCAAGCAGCAGACAAGGAAGACGAGTTGCGAGAAGTGTTGGGCAAGCTGGCCGTGATAAGTGTGGGCCGGTTCGTGCTGGAGAACTGCAAGGACAGCGGAGAGCAGAAAAAGAAGGCTCTCAAGATTCTGTTTGACGCGGAGATCCTGTAAGGCATGAGCTTCAGCGAGTGGCGGTATCTATTCCCCCCCCGGCCAGAGTCGGCGGTGACGTGCGACTTGATACGCATGTATCAACGGCGGGGGTGGGTTGGTCAGTTCAAGAAGAACGGGACCTGTGCTGTTATCGGCATCGGTCCCGAGCAGACCTTCCAGTGGTTCAACAGACACCAAGACACGCTGAAGTGGGAGCCTCCACCAGAAACGGTCCAGTTGCTTTGGGAAATGTTCGGAAGCAAGGCATGGACCGTGTTGATAGGGGAGTTAATCCACTCCAAGGTGAAGGACATTAGGAACCGGCTGTACCTCTTTGATTACGTTGTGTTGGAGGGTCACTACGCCCTTGGTTCGACGTTTACGGAGCGTCAGAGCGTGTTGTATGAGCGGGTAGAGCCGTTTATTGCAGCCGAAGCAAGGTCACACTACTTGGCTTCGCGGAATGTCTGGTTAGCCAGGACGATCAAGAAGGAACTGACGAGCGTGTTTCATGCGATCACCAGTCCAGAGGACGAAGGGCTAGTGTTGAAAGATCCATGGGGCAAGCTGCGCGATTGTGAGCGGGAGAATACCAACGGCCACTGGCAAGTGAAGGTAAGGCATCCGAGAACCAACTTTGCATTTTAGGAGGATAGGGAATGACAGTTTGGGAAACGACGAGGAATGGGCGAGAGGTCAACATAACCGATGCTGCGTATGCGATAGCAGACGCGCTCGAAAGTGTCAGTAAGTCGATTGACGAAGTCGCTGCGTACACCAGCACAGAGAGGGTAGCTGATGCCCTGGAGAATATCAGCACGTCTGTTGAAGCTGGCCTGAAAGAAATTGCTGACGGGATGGGAGGATAGGGAATGATTTTACAACCAGATGAAAAGAACGTGCTGTCAGACTTGCAACACGACACAGCGTTGCAGGATATGGCACGTTTCGCGGGGGAGGAAGGAAGCGAGTACGTTGACCATTGGGTGAGCTACTACGCTTGTCAGTACACCGACGCAATCGGCATAAAAGATGCCAGGGTGTACGAGATCCTGAACGCGATCTTGGCCGACGACTATTTTGAGTTTGAGGGAGAGGAACCAGAGCCAGAGGCATGGGAGAACCCCATGAACACCTACCGGGAGAACCGGCGCGAGTACCTGTTGAGCTACGGCCCCGAAACCTACTTTGAAGCAGGATTGGAGGACTGATGAAGGTACGCAGATGCGAGTTTTACGAGTGCGAACACGAAGGTGACGAGCAAGGGTATGTCGATAACCTCACCAAGCATCCAAAGATCAAGCAAGTGACAGTGGTTGAACGGCCTTACTTGAGGGAGTACGGCGAGGAGGTTGTGATTATAGAGGTCGAATCGGAACTGACTAGCAATGAAATCCATGACATAGGGTGGGGGGTTGTTGAAGAGGAACCTCCGTATGCGCACCAGTCACCGGGGATAGTCCGAGAAGATATGGCCGACAAACAAGGAAAGGAGTAACGATGCCATACATTTACGAATGGGTAGAGCCTGACTTGTTCTTGGAACACAAGGAAGTGGAGGTCTACCACAGCTACAGAAACGACGACTACGGCAACGGACCATGGGAGTATTGGTTTCAGGTCCAGTTGACGGACGACACCGAGGGAACCACCGAAGACGATATGCACGAGTTTGACGTGCGGGACCTGGATGCCTGGAAGGTTATTTCCCGGCGTTGCCGTGTCGAGCCGAAGCAAGCTATTCGGAAGGCCATAGATAAAGGCGGGAGACAAGAGCTACTGAAACCCGTACCAAACCGTTGCCGATTTTGCAGGGAAATCCCTGAAGATTGCGAGTGTGCAGCAGGAAGGATAGCGCATGAAAGAACACTTTAAGTGCGACAACTGTGCCAAGGAGTTCACCGAGGACCAGTGTAACGAGGCTAAAGATATTCTCATGCGAATGGAGCGCGGGAGCATCTTCACGGACCTGGAGTGTCCAGAGTGCGGAGCCTTGTGCTATTCGGTTGGAGAGAAGGCCGAGCCTGACGAGCCAATGAACCCGCAGCGGTGGGATTCAATGACACCAGTGGAGCGCGAGGACTTCGTTGACGAATCAAAACTGGACGAAAGGTTCACGCCTTACTACCTGTCAGGGGAGCGCGTTGAAGTCATCGAAGAAGACGGAAACAAGAAGCGATTCTATGTTGGGAAGTCTACAGGTTGGAAGCCGATCTACCTGGAGATAAAGCGCAAGGATTCAAGCGGAGGCGAGGGGATCCTCTCCAGTTGGGTGACCAGTATCAGGGGGGTTGGGGTCTACCAGGACGCTCCTTACAGGAGGAGAACACGATGATGAGGCAATCGCTAATCACCCAAGGCAAAATCTCCAAGCTGCAAACGGCCCTGTCCAGAAAGATGGAAGGCAATGGCGAGGACATTGACACGGAGATCATTGACGCGTTGAGGGAGCTACACCGATACATTCAGTTGGTGGAACACAAGCTGGATGAAGTGGAGGTCCAAGCGAACCGGCGACGATTTTATTAACCAGAAGGAGGACGAATGAAAGACTTGTATTTAGTTTACGTTAGGCAGTCGGAAGACGACCGGAAGGGCTTTGCTGGTGAGGTTCGGGCTAACTCCCCACAAGAAGCGTACCTGAAGGCCAGGAAGGAGCTTGGTGTGACCGCTCCAAACTCCAAGATCCATATTGTGCGGGGAGTTCCACAGGTCGAACACCAACTGGACGACAATTTTGCCAGGACGAAAGAGGACCTGTTGATCCGGGGACTTCTTGAGGTTGAGCTAGGGCAATGGGCCGACGACAGCCTTGACGAGTTGGTTCACGAGTTGGCATTGACGCAGATGTCCGAAATCAACACCAGAGGAAAGGTAGCGCAGATTGAGTACATCATAAGAAGACTGCGCGGGACACGGCCAGAGGTCGAGATTCTCAAGATGAGAAGGGAGGCATCGTGAGCGAATTGCAGGTTTTCGTGTGGGCTGCGCTCATCCAGTTCGTTGTCCTCGTTGAAGTGGCGGTGATTGTCAGTGTGGCGAAATTCGCCTGGATAGGAGGGTTCAATGACTTTTGAAGGAATGTTTGCCCAGGCCAAAGAGCGGTTACTGCCTCATCTTGGTCACAACATCGAGATAGGAAATTACGGGACCGAGAAGTTCCCAATAAACATCGCCATTGAGTGTATGGATTGCAATGAGGTTTTGGTTGACTTCACCGATGAGCCAGAGGGAAGGGGGGAGAATGAGCGAACTTGAAATCTTGCGCGAGTTTGTAGCTGACGTTGACGCGGTTCACGATTGGGCCAAAAAGGAGTGGCCTGACCTGATGGTGACGTATCGCAAGGCAAAGGGGTTGCTAGATGAGTCTGTGCCATTCAAGAGCGACAATCATCCGGAGCAACCAACGGAGTCTGAGGTAAAGATACTTGCCTATGCGTACGCTGACACCTGTTTGGTCGCAGAAGACTCTGAGGATCGTGATAGCGCGATTGAAGACGAGGTCCAAGGGCCGGGGGGTGGACTGGAACAGGTGCAATCGGCCTATATCGCGGTGTTTCGGAACTACATCACTGGTGGGCCAGGATACATGGGAGCGGTTTATCTGATCTTGTGGGATGGCGCACCAGAGTTCGTGTCGGTGGCCTATTGGGAGCGATCTCCGAGGCGAATCAAGATGATCCACTACGGCAACGTGTGAGACAGGATAGGGGGAAGAAAGGAATAGGGAATGGAAAACGTAGGTAAATGGGTGTCGGTAAACGGTTCGATTGAACTGCCTTATGAAAGCGACTTCGTGTTGGTGAAGGCTGCGTTCATCGGGGAAGACGGTTGCACGGTCAAGAGTCTAGGAGGACGGTACTACTTCGTGAGAAAGGGCCGCTTCGCAGACTTCCCAGGTCCAAAGTTCGTGATTGACGCAACGAAGGATACGTTTCTTAAAAAGGGGGGACTATGAAGCACAACGTCCACTTTTATGTGACGGTCAGGGTTGTGGTTGAGGACGTGGAAGCTGACTCGCAGCGGGAAGCCATTGACGAGGCTGAAAAGATCCTACTGCCCAAGCTCAATCACGGAATGTTGGACAGTTATTCTGGTCACCCAACGGAGTACGCCGACGAGGTCATCGGCTATCTGGTGGACGAGCAAGGCGACGAGGAGTATCTCCAGACCAGGGCTTATGACCAGAACAAAAACCCAGGGAAACTATCGCCCACAACCGGCCAACCGATATGACACCGCGCGGGGGCAAGAGAAAGTATTTCTGGACCGAGGAGCAGGACGAGTTCATGCGCCAGCACTACAACGGAAAGGTTGCAGGACGAGCAGCCTGGATTGCCAAGGAGTTTGACGACTGGTATCCAGTTTGGCAGATCAAGAAACGTGCTGGAGTGTTGGGCCTGACAGTAGCAGCAGACCGACGCAACTGGACGGAGGTTGAGGAGAAGTTCCTCCGTGATTACCTATGCTCTGCCAGTGCGCAGTACATAGCCAAGAAGCTCAAACGCAGTCTTGCTGCGGTCATGCTCAAGGCCAAGCGGGAGAAGATTCGGCGCGTAGCGATCAGGGAAGGCTACACCTTGCACCTATTGGAGCAATGCTTCGGGATGGATCACAGGGTTATCCAGCGTTGGATGAAGGAGAAGAAGCTCAAAGGGAAACGGCGCGGAGAGAACGGAGATCGAAGCACTTGGCATTTCACCGAGCGGGATGTGCTGGAGTTTGTGATTGCCTACCCACTGGAGTTCCGGTTGGACAAGGTCAATCAGGCTTGGTTTATGGATTTGATTACTGGAGGCCGGGAGAACGCGGAGCGGTCCACGGTCTGTGTCATGTGTGAAAGATGGCCGGGGGATGATCCTTATGTGCATCACAGGCCAACAGGCGACAACGAGGCCATGGAAATCTGGATTTACTGTAGAGGGTGCAGCGTTGTACCGAAGAAAATGGCGAAGAAGGAGGAACAGAATGGGTTTAACGATTGAAGAAAAGGTCCCTGAAACCGTCAGTGGTGAGTGTCCGTTCTGCCAATGCGACGACATACAGGGAGACTCGTTTGACGTTGAAGGGAACCACGTCTACCAGAGAATGTTTTGCCTTGGGTGTGAAGAATCATGGGACGACGAGTACAGGTTGGTGCGTCAAGCGAACACGGACGGGCGCACCATCACGAAGGAGGACAAATGAAACAGATAACAGTGGATGAGATCAAAGAGGAGATCCGCTTCCAGATCAAAGCCTTGGAAGCAAACGTCAACCTGGAGTTGCCCCAAACCGTATTCGCACGGCTCTTGGAGTGGATTGAACTGAACCGAGGAGGTTAATTGGAACTGTTTTTGTTTATCACTGGACTCTCACTGGCTGTGTGTACCGATGGTGGTCCACGTCGGTTGAGGAAACTGGCAAAGCATGGATGGGTAGTCGCATGTCTGCTGCACATCTATTGCTGTGCATGAAAGGAGCAGGATGGCACTCGATACTCTGAAGTCGGCCAAAGAACTGGCGAAGGTCAAGCCTCACGGTGTGAGGATGAAGTATCTAGGGGGATGCCGGTGTCTGCCTTGCAGGGGAGCTTACTCGCAATACGAAACGGATCGGCAGCGGGAGATCAAAGAGACTGGCCGAAAAACAGGGTACGTTTCTGCTGACGAGGCCAGAGAACACCTGATTATGCTGTCAAAGAATGGTGTCGGCAGAAGATCCGTACATCATGCCAGTGGAGTGGCCGACACGATTTTGCACGAAATCAAATTGGGTAGGCGTAAGCGGATCTTTGCGAAGACGGAACATCGAATCCTACAGGTTGACGAATCAGCCAAGGGTGCAGCGGGGATCATACCAGCTGGCCCAACCTGGAAGCTGATAAACGAATTACTTGAGGAGGGCTACACCAAGTCGTACTTGGCGAAGCGTCTAGGGCGCAAGGTTCCTGCACTTCAGATACACAAGGAGAGGGTGACCGTCAGAATCGCAGTCGAAATTGAACGGCTGTATCACACCATCATGCTCAACGGGAGATCGGAGGCATCAGAGGCCAGACAGATACGGAAGGATTACTATGACCGACGCTAGAGCCTGTCTGAGATCGGGATACTGCTGCAAGAAGGCACTGTGTCCTTTCGGGGAATGGAACGAAGACGAAACAGCCTGTCGCTTTTTAGAGGGCCATAGGCCAGGTGAGTACAGTTGTGGTCGTCACGACTGGATTGTTTTGCAGCCAGGTTCGGAGTTTTCTCCGGCGTTCGGGGCTGGTTGTTGCTCACCGCTCAACACTGACCGGAGAGGATTAGGAGAGCCATTGGAGGAACGAAAGAAGATGACCAGATCAGACGTTATTGAACGAATCGTGCTGCTAGGCCTGTCGGTAGCGGCAGCGGTAGCACTCAACGGTTGCTGAAAGGAGGACAAATGAAACAGCCAATCAAGATCACGGTCGAGAAATCGGTACTGATTGCAGCGAGACAGAAGGCCATGGGGAAGGACACTGTCATCAGTAACATCATTGAGGGGTTCTTGTCCCTGTGGATTGCGGGGAAGCTCGCGGATCCGGAGGAGTTGATGAGGGAATTGGAGGAGGCCCAGGTATGAAACGCGCAGCGATTTACGCAAGGATCTCAACGGTGCGCCAAGACGAAGGTATGCAGTTGGAGGACTTGCGGGAGATGGCGAAACGGCGCAAGTGGGAGATCGTCGAGGAGTACGTTGACCGAGGGGTGAGCGGAACCAAGGAGTCCCGAGAGGCTCTGGATCGGATGATGGCAGACGCGAAGCGGGGGAAATTCGACATTGTCATGGTGTGGAAGTTCGACCGCTTTGCGCGGAGCCTACACCATCTGGTTTCTGCCTTGAGGGAGTTCAGCGAATTGGGGGTCCAGTTCGTTTCACACCAGGAAGCGGTGGACACGTCAACACCGATGGGAAGGGCCATGTTCGGGTTAATAGGCATCATGGCCGAATTTGAGCGCGAGCTTATTAACGAACGAGTACTGGCTGGACTGGACAGAGCCAGGAGAAACGGTACTCAACTCGGTCGCAGGGAGACACAGTTCGACGAGGCTTGGGCTATTGTGCTGCGCCACGAAGGGAAATCCTGGAGGAAGATCGCTGAACTGGTAGGTGTCTCCAAGACTGTGCTGCACAGAAGGATGAAAGAGAAAGGAGTGATATGAAACCAAAGAAACCGAAGATGGAAACCTGGAGATATATGGGGCGGATCAGGGACGGGAAGACTCTCTTCCAGTCCTATCAGGACGAAGACGGAGAGTTTCGAGTCTTCAAGAAGCTCCCGGCGAGTTCCCCTGGAAGCCTGTACGAAGTCGAGGTCAAGCGAGAGAAGGATGGCGGGATCATAGTTCACGGCTCCCCGGCCTATATTTTCGGTCAGGATATCTCGGAGGATAAAGAGATACGACTGAAGGCTGCCGCCGATGATCGAGCCATCTCGATACAACTGGACACCGAACGCGCTGAGAAGGCCGGAGCCTATAAGGAGCTAGAGGAGAACCTGGAGGCTTTGAGATCTCTATATGTTCGACAAAAAGGAGGCAGACGCGCTGCGTTTCTGGCTCACGTCATCCAAAGATTAACGAAACGATAGGAGGACGAATGTATATCCACTCACGACCATTAAGAGTCGAGCATATGGGTAAGCGGATTTATCTGCTCGACGACAAGAACTGCCTCGTCGCTGAACTTTCAAGTGACGAGATTTTCGATGCGAGACTTGAGCGTGCAGTCGCCATTGCCAAGGCGGTTGAGACCTATGAGATCGCAGAAACCTTGTATAAGGAACTCACCGACGAAGTCGAAGGGCTGCGCGACGAGGTTGAAGCCTTGGACGAGTTCAAATTGGCATGGAGGGAAGCACATGAACAAGGGTAAATCTTACCAAGGCCGAAGGGTTGAGAATGAATTGACTGTCACTGTTGTCCCCGACCAGTCCAATGTTGGGAACCGAAAGCCATTGACCCACGTTTCCTACCACTCACCGGATGGGTTCGAGTGGGGTTACGGGGGCAGCGGTCCAGCGGATCTGGCTCTGGCGATCCTGACTGACTGGTTCGAGGAAGATCCAGTCAAAGTACAGACGTATGCACGAACAGGCGAAGGGGACCCATCATCGGCGGTCCACTTCCACCAGCAGTTCAAGGACAAGTTCATCGTGGGGTTGCCAAGGACTACCTGGAGGATCGCGGGTGGATCGATCAAGGCGTGGTCCAGCAAGATCGGTGCGCTGTGCAAGGACTGTAAGCGGGGCATGTACGAGTCGGACGGGTGTCGGGAGTTTGTTATCCCGATGAAAGACGGGACCAACGTACCGCCGGTCAAGCACGGCGAGGAAACCAGAGCGGATTGGGGAAGTGACGGAGGTCGCTGCCATGACTGTGGCGCGAAGGTTGGTAAGTTTCATCACCCAGGCTGTGACGTGGAGGAATGCCCGAAGTGTGGGGGTCAGTTAATTGGGTGCAGCTGCGTTCAATACGCAGAGGAGGAAGAATGAGCGATTTATTAACTTGGGTGTGGAACGTGTACTATTTCATAGATGGTATTTCGTGGCTGTTTGGTGTCATAGCTGTCGGATTCATCGGGGTTGTTCTAATGTTGAGGAAGTTAATGGTTTACTGCTGGCCGGACCTGGACACTTCACTGAATAAGGCAATTAGGGCTGCGAAGCAAGGCCGGCCAGATATTCGACGATGAGGTTGGCCGTGACGCGGTTAACCGACAGTCCCGCAAGCTCTTGCACCCCTTAAAGTAAAGAGTACCCTAACATTCCCACCGTGACTGAACGGCTCAAGACCCTAGCAAGGCTCACTGAGAGTATCACTCCTCCGGAGGATCTACCAGTTCTGCTTCCGGGGTTTCCTCCGGGCCCGCCTGTCGCGGTGGGTTCCCCAAGAGAACGGCAGCTTCCTGCATTAACTGGTCTTCCATAATCCGGTGATCGGTTTTCATGCGGGAATACCGATCCAGCCAGCCTTTGAGTTTATTGCTGAAAAGCCTCTCCTCGAGCAAGCTGCGATCAAAGCTCTCCTTTTGCTCAAGCATCAAACGGGAGAGGCTGTCAACGTCGTGCTGCTCGTGGAGCTGGTCCGAGCGATCGGACTTTACAAGGGACTGGTCGGGTTTTTCATCGACCATGAGTATCCTCCAGAGTAGTTTAGAGAGAAGGCGTTGAAACCACAGCGAGAATCTTACCCGCAGCCGGTGACGAATAGAAGTCAAAAGCTCACCTTTTTTTCGTGATTGTCATTGAAGTAGTTCTCCAGCGGCCAAAGACGATAGTGGACGAGACCGCGGCCGAGTTTGATGCGGATCCGCTCCTTCATATGCCGATAGCCATCCCATGAGAGCTGTAGCGTCTGACGACAATCGGTTGGTTTTATCCTGTACTTGGCCCTCATTTTGAATAACTTGAGCTCTACGGGAGTGAGGACCCGGGAAGCGACGATATCGAAGTCAAAAACGAAGTCTTGGAGAAGTGGGTCATCGGCCAGTAAGCGAGGGTCTGCCTCACCCAAGACTTCATACTGAATGAAGCACTCAGTAAAGATGTGAGAGGCGGCGGCGTTAGTAACTCTAAGAGGTTTCAATCAATAGATTCCAGAAGGTCGGCTAGTTCATCTTCAAGAGGCACAGCCTCTTCAAAGGGTTGATCGGCCTGGTCCTGTACTGATTGGTCCTCGTGTGCTGCTGCCAGCGGCAGCGGAGATGAGTCTGGCGGTTCTTCATCGAAGAGTGGCGCCGACTCGGGGTGAGTGGAATTGATACTGAGTTTGGAGAAGAATTTACTAAATCCATCCTTCCGCTCATTCATGGTTTTATGCAAGAACTGGAAGGCTGCTGCACAACATGTGTGCAACTGGATAAGTGGTGAAAGGTCCCTGGAGCCAGAAGACATTCTTTTTCAGTGACTTCAGAGGGAAGTGGTGAAAGGTGGTGAAAGGTCCCTGGACACTTTTCACCAGAGTTAAGATCTTTTCTATCAAGAGGATATCCTGTGTAAATGTATTGGGTGCAAGGAAAGGGGGTCATAACTCTTTCTATAAATCTCTAAAAGGGTTTCCGGGTTTCCTATACTAAAGTCTTGGGAGTGGGGGGGGTACCTTTCACCATCCTGTAAGTCCTTTCTTCTCAGGCTCTAATTTGGTGAAAGGTGGTGAAAGGTGGTGAAAGGTGTTTCAGCGAGCTAAAACAAAACAGGGGGGTTTTCGGGGTCAGTCAAATACTTTGCTGATTTACTATGCACCCTATTCACCAAACCGGCTCCCGAAATGGTGCAAGGGTGCATGCTATTTGACCATCTTTTTTATTTGACCCGGAAACTACCCACCTAACCCACACTCTCTCTATCCTCCCGATCTCGTATTTATACACTTTTCTCTGTATATTCCACTTCTTCTGAGCTAACATTCCCGGAGATCCAGTACCTAACACTCCCTCTGCGACCTGGAGCCTCAATCCACCTAACATTCCCGTACTGAAGCCCCCATCTAACATTCCCAGGGAACACCGTTCTAACATTCCCCATCTGCCTTGGCCCAGACCTCCAGCATGTGTTCCCAGACGACCTCGATAGACAGCTCATCGGTGATGTTGAACAGCTTATCCAGGATGACCTTCATTTCCTCTCGGGTCATGCGCTGTCTCTTCTTCGCGTCCCCCATCCTGTCTCCGTTCTCCTGTCCCGGATGATTCAACAGGATCTCGTCCAGTACCCTCCATCCATCATCAATCTGGCTCATAGTGCCTCTTTCCCACCGTCGCAGCAGGACTCGAAGTAGCCACAATCGCGGCAGAACAGCTTGTCGCGGATCCATTTGGTCGGTGCACCGCAGAACGGGCATCTGGGCAGTCGAGATCTAACAGTCCCCGTATTGCTGGATCTAACATTCCCCCTCTGTGTCCCCCGGTACGGCTCCATCCCCCGGCCCCAGGAGAAGGCAGCTTCCCAGAGGTCCAGTGGCTCGGGTCCCAGGACCCAATCGTTGTTGAGAGGTCTATCTCCGTCAGTCATCCCAATACTCCCTCTTTAGTGTCAATAACGATGGGCGAGTGCCAGTCTGGATGCTCTTTGACGATGCTCATAGGGGTCCCCCCGCTGCGCAGCGAAGACCAACCGACGACAAAGTCCTTTCCCTCTGCGTTCGTGGCTCTGACCTCGTAGCGCATCTCGTCGGTTTTGAACGTGTCAATGATCCACTTCACCCAGGCTGGTTTCATGGCGTATCTAGTCCTAACATTCCCCACACTGACGCTTTGCTAACACTCCCGCGTCCGGATCGACTCCCATTGCCCTCAACTCGGCGCGGATGGGCCGTAGGTCGATCTTTGTTCGCCATTTTGCGCACTGGCAGCAGTATTCCAGATAGCCTTCCCTGGACGCGCTGATCTGGGTGACCTGGTGTTTGTCGTCCACTGGACAGACTCCGAGTGAAGCTGAAGGCATCCCTAACACTCCCCTCTCGACGACTCGTAGATATACATTCTGAGTCGGAGCCGTGATTCATCTTTGGCGTGGCCCAGGACGCTGCTATCCTCCTCCTCATCCCCAACCCAACATCGGGCCTGAATGAAGGTTTTATTGTCTGGGCCGACACCCCACCAGGCCCCCATCTTCATCGGCCAGGACGAACACAGCTTCCAGCCGGTCCACTCGACGTGCCAGCCTTCCTCAAGGTGAGCTGTGGACTTGAAGGCTCGTTCGCTCATGCTTCCCTCACTGGCCTCGTCTTGGCAATGATCTCGTAGGTCACTTGGTCGATATCTGAGAGGTCCTCGCGGTAGGACCAGGCATCGGACTGGACGCTTACCCCTATCCCAGACTTCTCTCTATTCCTGACTACGACATTCCAGACGGGGTCCTTCTGTGTCCTACTGTCCTTGAAATTACGGAGCCGCTCCGTTCTCTCGGCCTCTTCGTGGTCACACTTATTGCACGACCATAGGGCCTCGTCCGCGATCTTCTCCAGGATCAGTTGAGGGGCAGCTGGTTTCCTTCCGCGCTTGAATGCTTCGATGTGGTGGTCACACTCAGCAAAGGGTTCCCCACGCTTCTCCTTGTCCAGATTGTAGAAGCGGTAGAGCCTGACGTTCTTACTCATACTTGACCACCCAACGGCCCTTCGCTCCACAGTCGCATTTGAGGTCCTCACGGGGGAAGGTTGTGAAGTCGAAGGTGTACTCCTTCCCGCAGCAGCCGACGTGGATCTTCATCCTGAACAATTTTGAGATCAGTTCGTCCTTCTCTGGAGTTGGACCAGCTCCACCCTTTACCCCGGAGAACAGGACCCCCACCATCTGATCGGGGACGTTTCTTGTTCCTCCAGCGACTCCACCAACGTCAATAGTGATCTTTGGGTTGCTTCCGTTCGTTCTCATCCTGTAGCCGCCTTCAGTAGTTTCATAACGTGCTTCTTGACTCCCATCCATCCGAAATACTTCCCATCACCCAGGTTGAGGGCCATCATGAAGCAGTCCCAACAGAGGTCGATGTTGTCCCAATGCCTCTTGCCGATGGAGTAGACCTCGCTGCTGTCCTCGATGATCAATCCGCAGTTCTCGCACTTGTAGACGATGCTCATTTCGGCCTTCTCTCCTTGGCGTGTCTGACCACCTGGTTGATTGTCTCGACGTAGATCTGAGTCTCACAGACCTTCTGTGCCTCATCTGGAGTGACGAAGGCTAGGTCTTGGATCTCCTCCGGAGGGTCAACCCCCCAATGATCCTTGTAGTTCTCTCCACAATTCAGTTTCTCGTCAGGCCAGCTGTCCCCGCCTGTATCCAGGCCGCGAATGTGAACGTGGATGGTCTGGCAGCGGAGACACCGTTTGATGGTTTCCGCGACCTTCTCGAAGATGATGCCAATACGAGTGTAGAGGTGACCAATGGAGATCTTTTCGGTACAGGCATCACAGATATGCTCGACGCGTGCCCGTACCGTTTTCTCGTTATAGACCTCATAGTAATCTTCGACGTAATAGCTCACATCACCGCCTTGTCGTAGACCGCTTTGATCTGCTGCGCCAGTGACCGGATCTCCTGCTGGACGTAGTCGAGGTCCTTGTAGGTGGTTTCAAAGCCTCCACCGAAATCGACAGCGTCGGACAGGTGTCGGGCCTTGGCCCCGAGACTAGGTGCTGGAATTACGCCGAGCGGATCCCCATCGAACTTGGGTGACCAGTCCCAGGCGTGGGCGCAATCGAAGCCGATCCACCAGACGTGATCTGATCGGCCGGCCGCAGGGACGTGGCACACTCCATGCTCCTTGTTGTGGTCCTGACACACGTCGGTGAAAGTGACCCCTCCATGCACGTCCAGGTCATACATCGTCGGCTCTGAGTCGTTGTTATAGGCTTTTTCATAGAAGGGGTGACCATCCATCACTCCGACATAACCGCACCAGGAGCCGTGTGGACCTCGAACCATGAGGCAATCGAGGTCGGTTTCCTCGTCGATCCATTGCATCTTGTCCGGTTCGCTCTGCCAGGGGCCTTCCCCCCAACCGGCCTTATCCCTGAATCGGTACTCTTTAAGGTTCTTCATCAGTCCTCCCGGTCCTTCAGCTTTTGCTCCTCCTCTTTGATCCGCTTCCGGGTCTCCAGGCTGGCTTGGTGCTCTCTCTCTGCTCTATGGACACCCCGGCCGCAGGGACCGCAAATCGCGTCAATATCGAAATCTTCTTTGATGGCAGCTTCTTCGCAGTTGCACTCGCTACACTCACATTTCCAAATCGGGCCTGGGTTGGTCATTCATCCTCCTGGTGGCTCCACACTAACATTCCCTCTGGCGGCGATCACGAGCTAACATTCCCCATATTAGGTGCTGGACTAACATTCCCCTTCGGGATTCTCCTTCCAGTTGATCCGCTTCATTTCCTCAAGCTGGCGGATCTTCGTGTCGTCACGCTTGATCCGCTCGAGAAGGCTCTGGATCTCCTGCAACATGGCCCCCTGAGAGGCTGAGGGGTTCAACTTCCATCCCTTCTCGACCTTCAATTCCATCTCGGCCACTTCGATGTTGTCCGCTGGCTTCGGCAACTTCGGTCGTTTCATAGTGTCTCCCGATGATGTAACCGACGACTCCCGCAGCGACCATCATGCACAGCTGCGCGATCACGAAAAGAAACAAACCCATGAACCCAGGCTCCTCTAAAAAAAGCTCTATGGTAGCCATAAAGTTGTTACGGTGCTGGACCAACTTCAGCTTCCAAAGCCACTTCCTCTTCCTCAATCACTTCAGTCTCAATCTGGCGAGAGAAAAGATCGAGTTGAGGCAGCACGACTGTATTGAGGAAGCCCCGGATCTGATTGTCGGGCATGAGATCCCCGTGGGCCTTCATGTTGATCTCCAGCCGACCGAGGAAAGCGGTATCCTCTCCTTGGCGCAGCACGGTCCCATCGTCGTACCTCGCATCAATAACCCCCCTGTCCATGACGATCACGATTTTTTTCATAATACCCTCCGCGTTTTTGCCCGATTGGAGAACCTTCTGCTAACACTCCCTACCGGGCATGATGCCCTAACATTCCCCCACTCTGAAAAACTCACAGTATTCGATCGGACATTCATAGAACGTCCTCATTCGATGCTTCTTTGTGTCCATCTTTTCAACTCTTGACCAGTGCTTCCTGGTATCTCCCTTCACCATGAGGCAGCAGGACGAACTCTTATTGGTGATGATATAGGCGAAGGGCTTGGGTCTCGCGTTATCCCAGGCATGGGCAACATCAACAATGACTGTCGGAAATGGATATGAGCTTTTATCATGGAAATCCAAGAACCGTTGCTTTACTTCGATGCGCTGCCTGATCTCAATATCTCCCGAGTCGGAGAACTGAGACATATCCTCGATCTTTTCCCGGATCCGGAGAGGCAAAACCGTTACGGCGTACCCTTTCCCCTGTAACCATTTAGCTACCTTCCAAACGTGATCGTTGCTTTTCTTGAGATCATCAACGAAATTGGGATCGTTCTTTTCAAAGAGATCGAGTTCTCGATTCAAAATCAGTTCTAACCTTCCCCTTCGGTCCTCTGCTTCCAGAGTTCCATGATAGTCAGCTTCCCGTTGCATTGTTCCTTCAGTCCCTCAATAAATGCGGCGTAGCCAGCGTGACCTTCAGCTTCGTACTTCTCGATACCCTCGTTCCAGTCCTGGAGGGTCATCTGATAGCCCACGGACCCACACTCCGGGCAGCAAGGGATACCGTGACTGATTGCCTCACCCTCCACTGGTTCCGTGGCCGACAGACTATCCCACTCGTCGGTCCAGTAGGTACAGAATCCATACCAAATCTCTTGTTCGTCATTCATATTGATTCTCCTCGTTGTCTGAGTTCCAGTCTCAACTCTTGTTCGATTTTCAGGGCTTCGTCGATCAAGTTATTGAGATGGGCCAGTCCCTTGTTTATGTGTTCGGAGAGGAGGGCGGTGTCCAAATTCTCCGGGTGGGCCATACTGAAGCCCTCCTGCATCCCCTCGGCGTAACCCTTGATTTGAGACAGCTTCGACAGAAGTAGGAGTAGTGTCTGAGGAACGCTCACAGCTTCTCCCCCTCTTTCTCCTCGATCTCAAGGATATCGAAGAAGGCCTTTTCCCATTCCGTGAAGCGTAAGGCCCGATCATCCAGGTAAACGTGCGCTGGCGGTTTACCTCCGCTGTGGAACGTGTCATACGGGATATCGTGCTCCTTCAGCCACTCCGCAGCTTCCTCTTTCAGTCCCTTGTCGTTCCCGCGAGTGGTGAAGATGATGATCTTGTGACCGCGCTCCTTCAGCCGCTTCATGGCATCTCGGCATCCAGGCATGGGTGGGTCATATACCGTACCATCGTGCCAGCCCTTGCTGTACCTGTGGATCACTCCATCGAAATCAACCGCTATCTTCAGCTTCACGTCATCCTCCTATGTTTCACATGAAACACTCCACCACCTGGGGCTAACATTCCCCGTACAAACGTCTGTACTCGCAAGCTCAAGCTAGACCTAACATTCCCCTCCCTTGAGCTGCGCCAGGTGCTTCACGGCCTGTGCCAACTCCACCATCCCGGCCAATCGTGTCATCAATCGCTCACCGGACTCATCTTTCGGCGGGAAGCAATCCAACACCCCGGCCAGTGTCTTCACGGCTAACCTGTTGTGCTTCTCGTCGTGAGGCTCAAAGGTGATAACCGTGGTGCTGATCGTGATCTTCATGCGACCTTCCGCAGCAGCTTCACGCCCTGGACCGCCAGCGTTCCCGAGGGAGCCGTGATCCAGAAGCCTCCGTCTTCCCACAGAGCTGCTCGTCGCAAGATCCCGGCCCGGAGTTCAGCTGGATCGTCGGGCCATGTGAAGACCTCGATCTTCTTGGACACTTGGCCCAGGTACTTGACCTCCTTGGCCTTCCCTTTGATTTCACACTCCCAAATCTCCCGGCCTCCATGACTCCAGCCCTTCGCATTGTGGAGATCGTTGAAGACGAGCAGTCCGATAGTCCCATTGATAGGATGCGCCCACTTGTCCTTCCAGTAGGTGACCTTGGCTCCCATCGGAGGGCAACAGGACACCATGCTTCTCCCGCTCTTTTGCACAACCTTGTAGTAGATATCACCCATTCCGGTCCTCCTTTTCGGCCCAATCCTCCGGGTCAACACCTTGATCAGCCAAGCTCGGATGGTCTTCATGCTCCTTCTCCCTCACATCGACTTCCCGGAGGTCATCCAGGTTGACACCCAGGCCCGTCAGTTTCTCTTTCAGTACCCTGATAAATTCGTCCTCATTGGCAGCGGATCCCGCAGCGAAACTCCCCTCGAAAGGAGTCAGGCAACCCGCAGGGTAGCCATCGAACTCGACAAAGAGGCAATACGGGGGAATCCCATCGACGGTCTCAGGGTGTCCGTTGATCTTGATGAACCACTTGTCGTCTACCTTGTGGCTCCAGACCTTGTTCCGGATGGGAGCCTCACCCACGGCTTCGGCCAAACGAGCGACCAAGTAATAGAGGGTGCACAACTGTCCTGATTCTTTCTGTTTCACTCCTCTTCCCTCACCCAGAGCCTAGCGATCTCACAGAGGGCGACAAACACAGCGTCCTTATCCCGCTCCAACGTGCCGAGGTCGTCATAAGGCACGAGGTCAGGATGGATGCGCTTCTCAGCGTCGTATTTCTCTCCATAAACCCATC